TAATACTCCAACACCTCAGTAGGCGTTGTATTGAGCTTTACCATGCGAATGGAACGCAAATCAGTTGGCAGTGAAACAAAAGCATCGCCACCTACTAATGTGGCTGTTGCACGTTTTTCCTGTGAACGAGCCTCAAGCTCCCTGCTCATGCGAGCTTCAGCTATACTAATAAATTCTGGCAGTCTGTCCGTTAGGTCAGTCCTTGCCAAAAAGTTTGCCATAGCTGTCTGAAGTTCTGCATAAGTTGTAATAGCCATTATACGTTACCGCCACTTGTCCTAAAGAACCGATTTTCATAATCATTCAACCACTTCTTCCAAGCGTTAGGATTATGCTTTGGCTCACCAAACTTTTGTATCAACTCATAATAAAGAGCCGTTGGTATTTCCGCAACCTTCTGTTGGTGTCTTTGTGTGTCCCCAATCAAAGAACCAGAACGATACGCATTAGCCTCTTCTTTATTTTTCTTTAAGAGAGCATCAACATTCTGTGATGTCTCATAAACAAAACCGCCATCCTGACTATCGTGTACCCACGTTTCCTTACCAGTGACAGCATCCTTTTTAAGTAATCTCTTAGACAAACTTCTCTCCAAAAGTTAGCGGGGGAGAAACTAAGTTCTCCCCCTATCAACTTATGACAAGTTGTAAACAGCACCATGCGCTTTAGGAGCAGATACTTTCAAAGTCCATTCTGTGATGATTTCGAACTTATCAGCATCGCCTGTCTTAGCGAGGTCTGTTACTGCAAAGTTACGACCAGGCAGTGTGCAGATAGAAGCATAGTCACTGTCTAGGAGGTAAACTCTGTCTGATGGTGTGAATCTGTCGATAACAACATCAAGCTGTCCGAAGTCAGTCAGGTACAGAGAAACAGAACCAACCATAGCTGCTTCACGAGGAGCAGTGTAAGTGATTTGGTTTGTAGTTACTGAACCAGAACTCAAGTCACTGAAAGCAACTTTCTTGGCAGGTGAAACAACCAGCATGTTTGGCTGACCACCATCTTCGTATGCAGCTTGCATAGCGTCATCAATCATGGCGAGTGTCATTGTGCGGTCAGTACCATCGTCAGATGGAATGTGTGTGCCAAGACCAACACCAGCATTGAAAGCAGTTTCGTCACCAGCGATGGATACGTTTGTAATCCAGCTTGAGAGTGTACCTGCTTTACGAGGGTCAGATGCGTCACGAGCCTGTGCAGTACAAACTGACTTCTCAATGTCACGGCGAAGCTCAAGACCTTTCAGAACTTTCTGATAGGCTGTCTCTTTGTCACGACCAGCTTTATCAACAGCATCCAGTGTGCCAGAAATCGCTGCATCTTTCTGTGAAATCTGCATGTAGTTTCCGAGACGAACAGTTGCGGTTGGTGTGTCGTAAGTAGCATCAGCACCTTCGTTCTGATAGTTAGTAGCGACAGCAGCAGCCAGTTCTTGTACTTGCCATTCAACAAATACGCCATTTCCTGTCTCTTTACGGAGAGCAGAAAAGATTGGGGTTTCATCGGGGTCAATCCGAGTGATGACATCGGCGAGGTCTTCACGCTCACCAACGGCAGTAGTAGTAGTATGTGTAGCCATAATATTTACCTATTTCTTTCCAAAAGATAATCCACAGCAGCATCTTTGCTGCCACTTTTCTTCAGGCGGTCAAAAGCCTGTGATTTACGTTTTGCAGTCACTTCGGACTTAGGAGTAGGCTTGCCAGACTTAGTTACTTTCGGTGCTTTTCTTACCTTCTTCTGAGCTGCTGGAGCTTTAGCCATCAACTCATCATAAAGATATGCCTTGCGGAGTGTCTCGATAGCGCGACTATCAGAGGCGGTTTGTAGTTCCTGCTCAGTAAAACCAATACGCTGTGCATACTGGATTACTTGTTGCTTTTCCCTAGTCGCCACTTCTTCGTCACGCCACTCTGGAATACGCTCTAGTAAACGTTGCTGTTCCTGCGCGAGATGCTGCTGATGCGCTTGCATCATTTCTTGCTGCTTCTCTTGCTGGACTCGTAACTGCTCTTGTTGAACTTTTTGCAAGTTCTCCTTGCGGTCACGAACACCATCACGTTGCTTTACATACTCCAACGGGTCTTCCGCATAGAGCTTTTCCCAATATTCTTGAGTTGGCTCTTGCACTGTAAGCTGCTGAGACAAGACATTCAAAGCCTGTTCGTACTGCTCACGCTGTTGCGCGATAACTTGGCGTTCAGCTTCAGCTTGCTTTCGCTCACTTGCAGCTTCCTGCATACGTTTTTGCGCGGCCTGTTCAAGTTGATAGTTCTTGATAAGTTCGTCTGTTGTGACGTTCTTTTCCTCACCATCAATTTTAACAGTGTAATACTCTTCTACGTCATCAGACTCATCAGAGGCCTCTAAGGGTTGCTCGTCTTCATCTTCAGTAGCTTCGTATTCAACATCAGCTTCTTCTGTTTCTTCCTCAGATAGCCCTAAAGCGTCATCGGATTCTACTTCATCTGCTAATGGTGCTTCAGCTTCGACTTGCGCCTCTGCTTCAGCTACAGGCTCTTGAGGTGTATCGCTTGCCTCTTCAGGGGCGGGGGTACTCAAGAGATGGTCAACTGCTTGACTCTGGGTTAGTGGCTCAGTCCCATCAGGGATACTGCTTTCACTCATATCTTATCTCCTCCATAGAGAATTACTGTTTAACTCAATTTTTGCCAGCTCACCTGTGCTGACAATCTCTTCCAGATGCCCTTGCACTGCAAGCAATGCTTGATACATCTGAAAAATCTTCTCCCTTTGAGATTCTTGTTCAATAGATGTCGCCTTCCACGTTTCTATGTAGCGACTTCCAAGCTCCTCAAAAGCCTCAACCATGATAGGATTACGCAAAATAGCCTTTGCTTTTTCGCCTCTATCCTGTTCCCCTCTTAATTTTCCATCATCCATCACACTCTCCTATGTGATATTTATGCCACACTATATTTTTTCAGTCTACACCCATTCTAAATAGGCAACATTCTCTGTAATGTTTGGAAGTCAAGTATTTGTCCTGGCACTGATATTGCTTGCTGTCGATATGCAGGGTCATAAGGAGATTCCAGTTTTGCATAGCTACCTAACCCTGGAATAGCTGGCATAACCTGACCAAAATCAAACCCTGCTGGTAAAGCCATAGCTTCTTGAGGTGTTATTGAACCTATGAACTCACCTACAGTTTGTGGTGGTGTAGGCTCTCTTTCAATATATGTTTTAGCAAGCTCTCTAGTTTCAAGTTGCTCTGGTGTTGGCATATAACCAGTTGTTTGGTCAAATCCCTCTGGATATGGGTTAATCTGACTTAGCAAGTATGGAACATTTACGTTACCTGCAACCTGAATGTCACGCAGGTCACTGTAATAAGTAGTTTCTGGATTAAGAACACCTAATGCTTCCTGCATATTTATTGGCGGTGTTTCTGCGGTTGGTTGTAATACACCAGCCCGAAGCATATTGGTTACAAAGTCAGCAGCGTTAACACTTGGGTCTTCTAGTTTATGACGTTGCTCAAAGTAACCATACTGGTCAACAATCTCATCTTGGTCACTTGCTTCCCACTTCTTGAGCGCAGTTTGGTCAACCTCATAACCCATAGAATTTTGCAACCAGTTTACAAAATCAATGGCATTACGCGATTGGGTGCTACCAAAATCTCTCTTTGCTGTTTCTGTTGGAGTTTGAGTTTTATCATAAGTGCGGGAACTTGTTTCCCCAAAACGACCATCCTCAAAGCCTAAAGTATATTTTGACCTTGGTATCTCACCTGCTGCACCACCCTCAAGCATACTAGGTAACGCCAAAGTTGCTGCGGCAATCGCAAGAGGGCCTGCCAGTGAACCTGCACCAAACATGCCAGCCTCACCTGCACCTGCTAAAGTTTTTAACTGGGCTGCTGTCTGAGTTGCACCCGCAGCCGAAGCACCCAGTGAGCCTAAGTATGTTGCACTAGGTACAGCACTTAAAACAGTAGCAACCTCGCCAGGCGTATCCAGCCCACCCTCTAATGCTTTTGCAGCGTTAAATACATTTACAGCCGCTAATGGGCCTTGGAGGTAAGGAGTATTAACACCAGGTAAATCGCGGTCGGTAATTTCTTTATATATTACTGATGCAGAATCATAAGCCCCAGGAGCAGCCGAAACACTAGGGTCTTTTGCAAAATTAGCGACATCATAAGCCGAAGCACCAAGTATTAAGGCATCAGCCACTTTGTCAGAAACAACCTGCCCACCACTAGCAATGTCACCTGTTTTCTTGCCAGCCACTACTTCAGTTGTCATGTCAGTCAATTCACCAACACCAGGTATTTCAACACCTCTTATAGAGCCACCAGGCAAATACTCCTGACCACGAAGCAACATGTTTAATGATTCTGCGGCATCAATGCCAGCCTTCATTGATTGTGCGCCAGGTCTAGTTACTGCATTTTCTATGTCACCAATAAAGCCATAAGCGTCAGACACACCTTCAAATGTTTTCTTTAGATTATCTATAGTGTCGCCAGTGCCAAAATTGAATCTTTCATCAATAGCACTAAGAAATTTATCTTTTGTTTCTTGAATTGCTGTTCCTGTACCTGGAGGTATTATAGCATCAACCATTTTAACAAGACCATGAACAGGTTTCATTGCAATATCAGCTAATCCCTGCACTGGTTTTGATTGAATGATAGGGTCAAATATATTTTCTCTAAATGGCTCTCTAAGCTCATACGCCGCCTTTAATAGTGCAGCAGTCTTTAAACCCTGCTCAAAGTCAAATGGCTCATCTGTTGACATAGGTGCAAACTCAAGGCCGCCAGGCATCATAGCACCAGGCGTATAAGTCCTACCAAAGTATTCTGGACGCGCAGCAAAGCTCTCAATAAATTGCTGCTCTAATGCACCATAGTCTGCTGGCGCACCAACTGGTGCAGCACCCAGCAAACCTTGTTGTGGGCCAAACAAGCCAGGCGCAACCTCAACACGCTCTCGCATAAACTCTGGCAGGTTACTTGCAGAGTAGGGAGATACCCTTGGAGGGGCAGGTTGCACATTGGGCATAGGTACATTTGTCAAAGCCTGAACATCAAGCTCATCTACAGTAGGCGGCAACACTGTAGTCGGTAATACCATTAGACCCTCGGTAGGTTAGTAGATGTCTCTAAACCAGCTAAAACCTTCTCAGTTCGAAGCTGTTTTTCAAACTCAAGCTCTTCACGGCGTAATTGTAAGTCAGCCAGCATCTTCTGTTTTTTCAGTTCAAATTCCATCTGCATCTTCTGCCTATCCATCTCAAGCTCTGCTTGCAACTTCTGCAACTCAAGTGCCAACTGCGGGTCTTGCTGTGGCTGTTGCGGTTGTTGCGGTGGAGCTTGGCGTGGGTCGCCAAAGAAGTCGTTTACATTCTTAAAGCCAGATAGCTCTGCAATCTTAGCCAATGTATTACGATACTGAAGAGGATTAACGAGAGGATTATTTGGCCCCATCATCTGCATAATCTGCTCCTGCTTCTGCAAGATAATAAACAGAGAACGCAACTGTTCATCTTTAGTACCATTACCCAAACCAACATTAATCTGCACATCAAAAGTGTGTGACCATTCGCGTGGGTCAATCGGCGTAAACTGATTGTTCAGTCTAATCATCTTAGGCTTGTTGTCGTACTTAGTAACAAGATGCAAAATGCCTTGGAACAATCTACGCACACCCGTCTCAGCAAAGACACGAGCAATCATCTCAATCTTGCCTTGGCTTGCAGATGTCATAGCAGCAACAGCCGTAGCCGTTGTTGACTGCAATGCATCAGCATCCAAGCCCATAGACTGACGACTTACACCTGTACGCTGTTCCTTAACCCTGTCCATATATTCCAATGCAGGAAATACAGAGCGAGAGACTTCAGGGACTTGCAAGGGTTGCACCATTCCTGGCGCACGAGTTCTCACAATACCGCCTGGTCTGTTGGTCAACAAGTCATCAAGATTAACTTGCCCCTCAACAGCAATCACACGGGCATTATTTGTATTGTAGATATTATCAAGCAACTGACGCATCAAAGTTGACTTAATCAACTGCACATCCATCACAAGCTCGGCAACAGAGCGACCAATGGCTCTGTGTGGCATCAATATTGGCGAAAGTATGGCAAACGGAATATGGTCAAATTCTTCATTCTCAAGAATATGATGACCCTCACCAATAGTTAAAACACGCCGAAACTCAGCAATGCCATCGCCGTCATAATCAGTGCGGATATAAGATTCAACAACCAAGACTTCGCGCATGGTCGGGTCGAGGCTGTCGAAGTCAGAGTTAGTCTCAAGGTCTTCAAACCTGCTGGTTCGTTCTTCTGAGATTTCGATGTCAGTGAATCCTGCGTATTCTTCAACTTCATCTCTGTCATAACCCATCTCCACCAAATCACTAACAGTCATGGTTGTGCGGTGAGCAACAAAGTCAGCGTCCTCAAGTGACTTTGCACGTTTGCCAATCAAGAACTCCTCTGGTGGGACATTCTCAACAACTACACGACCAAACGTATTTGTACGGCGCACCTTAATATCATAAGCAATGGGGGCTGGGATGACCATGCCATCAGGCATCTCCATCTCCTCACCAACCTCACGCTCAGACTGAGACACAATCTCGACATTAGGGTCAGAAACAATAATGGTAAGCTCCTGCTCATTCAAACCGCTATATTCTTCGGTCTGTATCTCAGCAGTCTCATCCCAATAATATTTAACCGCACCCATCTTTTGCAGCAACGCATCCTTGAACCAGTTGTGCATGATTTCAAAGCCGCGATTATCATTATTAATAATCCAGTTGCAGTAGTCACTAGCTTGCTCGGCAGCAGCAACATCTTCTGGGCCTTTGGGCATGAACTTCACATACTCATCTGATGACGCAAATATACGCATCAGATTAGGCATGATGTGTTCAATCGTATCTGAAACTTCAGTGCTAACTACTTGTGACCTGTCAGCCTGTTCGTTACCAAAAGGCTCACCCAAGTAGTAATCCATCGCATCAATGCGGTCTTGAGAAAACTCAGTGTCGTAATAGCCTAGTGCTTGCTCAATCTCGTTGCGAACAATAGCCTGAAATTCAATATCACTTATCTTTGCCATTTACCTTTTTGGTCGTCTTTTTAACGCCCACCTTCTTTACAGACTTTTCAACAACTTCCTGTGACTTTTTTGCCACAGTTGTCGGCTGTACTTCAAGGGGCTTCCTGCAAGACTTGCAAAGACCTTGATAACCATTTGGATTTGGATGACCACAATGAGGACAAATCATTTCTTTTCCTTCCGTTTTGGACGACCACGTTTGCGTGGTGCTTCCTGTTGCAACTTGGCAACCTCTTCAGCTTTAATAAGCTCTTGAGCTTTCTCAGCCGCACGATTGCGCCTGTAGACAGTCTGAAAATACATCGTATCCGACATTACTTCTTAGACTTCTTCTTGCACTTTTTTGCCTTCTTACAGGCAGCAGGTGTCTTACAAGTAGCGCATGTTTTGAATGTGCTTGGACGACCACGTTTTGAACCATAAGTTCCTTTACCCATTGGCATAACTTACTCCTACCATTTCTTGCACGACCAATAACCAGCCGTGAGTTTAGATTTTTTCTCATCACATTTATGACGAGCGCGAAAACTCTTCCTTCTTGCAGGAATGTTTTTCTTGATAGTCATGTTGGGGTCGCCAAAGCGAACCAACTTAACATTATCACCCTCTTTTGCCAGCACAGCAAACTTTTTGCTCTTACCTGGCGTTCTCTTGGGCTTATTATAGCCAGAAAATCTCTCACCTCTATA